GCCGCCGGGACTGCTCCAGCCGGTTGGTGACATCCTTAAGTTCAGACAGCGGCAGGGACTACTCGGGCTTGAAGGCGAAGGTGCGCCACGTCCTGGCGGCGGGCCACGCATAGGCTCGCCAGAGTGGACGCGCGCCTATGAGGCGCAGCAGGGGTTGCGTCCCGGTGCGTTAAGGCCGGTCGAGCCGCCGCAGCCGACACGGTTCCCAACGGAGTTTGCCAAGCGCGATTTCGGCAAGTGGAATGAGAAGAAGCGGGGTGTTCGCGTCGATCAGCCGTCGCAGAAGCAAGTGGAGCAGGCGCAACGTAACGAGGCGTCAGCAGAGGCGCTCGCCAAAGCACCGGGGCCGACGAAGGATTACAAGACAGGGAAGATACTCAAGGGGAGCGAGGCGCTGCCGCCAGAGTTGCTCGCCAAGATCAATGCCTATGCAAATTATCAGAAGGTGACGCCAGCAGAACGGCGTCAGGCGATCCTCGATGCGGCGAACATCAAGTCGGCGCGGCAGGCGTGGGAGAGCTACTCACCGGAGAGCTTGGCGCGCGGCATCGATCCTCCGGGGATGATGTCGGGAGGATCAAAGCTCGCGCTGGAGGCTAAGAGGTGGATTGCCGGTGGCAAGGGGCGCTTGCCGTTCGACAACAAGTCGATCTCTGATCGCTTCAATCAGCTACCGACCGAGCAGCGCGAGACATTCAACCGGATCATGTTCCCGCAGGACTATCAGTGAGGAGGATGGCGATGCCGAAGAAGAAGATGACGAAGACAAAGCGTATTGTGAAGGCAGCGTTCCATGAGGTACATCACGATACACCCAACATCGTGTATGCCACCGCGGCGAAGAAAGGCACCGAGCGTGCGGAGGAGCAGCGTGTGGCGATAGCTCTCAGCAAGGCGCGCAAGAAAGGCGCGAAAATACCGAGGAGGAAACGCTGATGCCACCGGGAATGGGATACGGACCAGCGGCGCTGAGACAGCCGATGCCAGCGACAGCGGCAGCAGCACCGGGCGGCTTTCCGTTCGGCGGCGCGCTGTCGGGACTGGCGCAGCGGTTCGGCAACATCGACACCACCACGCCAGCGTGGGAGAAATTCAGGCAGATGCAGAACCCGTTCCTGGCGATGCAGGGAGGACCGCAGGGGCGGATGCCTCCTGGCTTGCAGATGCTGTTGCAGCGGCAGCAGGGACTGCTGGCACCGCAGGGGAGACCGGGACAGCTTCCTCAAGGGCAGCTTCCACCGGAAATCTTAGGTCTGCTGCAAGAGCGGTTTGGCGGTGGCGCAACTAGTCCAGCGTCCTGGCGGATGGGTACGATGACGACGCCGAATGTGCCGTGGTGGCAGCGGGGTTCAGTGTGATCGGACTAGTCGAGGAGTGGTGGAAGCGGATCGCCGGTCTCCACGTCACCGAGGCTGGCGACATCGGTGTGGTGTGGCTCGCGCACGACAAAGATGCCGACACCATCCATCTCTACAACTGCGCCATGCTACGACATCAGCCGCAGGCGGTGATCATCGAGGGTCTTACGGCGTTGGGGCGCTGGATACCGATGGCGTGGGAAGTGAAGCAGAAGCCGACGCGGGACATGCTGATGGATCACGGCCTCAACCTGATCGATCCGGTGAAGGAGGACGCTGCGCTGGCTGAGATCACCTCGCGAGAAATCGCGGATCGCATGGTGACCGGACGCTTCAAGGTGCCAAAGCGATTGTCTTCGTGGCTTAGTGAGTACAAGACGTTCTACCGCAGCGACACGACAATCCCGCGGGACAGCCATCCGCTGATGGCGGCGACACGTTACGCAGTGGCGCAGATCAAGTGGGCGAAGGCGGTGAGACCAAAGGGAGCGCGCAAGCGCGTCAATCACGTTCGTATAGCGATGATCTAAGGGAGGAAAGCATGAGCATTAAGATGCAGACGCAGATCGCGGCGATGGAGATGGAGTTGACTGCGCTGAAGCAGCAATTTGCGGATCATCGGCAGGCGATGAACGCGCTAACTGCGCTAGTTGAGGGTTTGCACAAAGAGCCTGTTATCATCAACAAGACTATTGGCAAGCCGGTGGGAACAGATGGCATACGGAATAGCGTCAGCGGACGAAAAGCCGAAGGCAAAAAGCCGGAAGCATCTGTCAGACGATGAGCTAGTCAACATTGTCGAGTACGAGTTCGACAATGCGATGGGCAAGGAAGGCCACGATGTCTCGCAGGAGCGAGCCAAGTCGTGGAATTACTATCTTGCCAAACCTCTCGGCAACGAGGTCGCCGGTCTCTCCAAGGCGCTGACGACCGATGTGAGCGACGTGGTGGATGGCATCATGCCGTCGCTGCTGCGCGTGTTCACGCAAGCTGACAACCTCGCCAACTTTGATCCTGTCGGCCAGGACGACATCGAGAAGGCGCGACAGGAGAGCGATGCCGTCAACTACCATTTCTTCAAGCGCAACCCGGCGTTCCTGCACATGCACACATGGTTCATGGATGCCTTGGTTCAGAAGAACGGCATCGTGAAGGCGTATTGGAACGACTACGAGGAGGTGACGACAGAGAGCTACGAGGGTCTCACCGAGCAGGAGCTTGGCATCCTGATGGATGACGAGGAACTGGAGGCTGACGAGCAGGACGAGCGCAGCATCGAGATGGTGATGCCGATGCCGACGCCGATGGGCATGATGCCGATGCGGCAGAGGATCACCGTCTACGATGTCAGCTTCACGCGCACGGCGAAGATGGGTCATGCCTGCTATGAGCCGGTGCCGCCGGAGGAGTACCGGATCAGTGCCGATGCGCGCAGTCCTGATCCCTGCACCGCTCGCTTTGTCGGCCATGAGCGGGAGGTGACCCGCTCCGCGGCGATCCTGATGGGGTTTGACAAGGACGAGGTGATGGACTTGCCGACATCGAGCGCATCCACGACCGGCGACGAGAAGGCGGCGCGCTACGACAAGGCCGAGGAAGACACCGGCATCCAGCCAATCAACGATCCTGCCGAGGAGAAGATACTGCTGCGCGAGGCGTATATCCGGGTGGACTACGATCAGGACGGCATCAGCGAGCTACGTCAGGTGTTCACTTGCGGCGGGCATCTTCTCGGCAACGAGCCGTGCGACCGGCAACCGTTCCACGTCCTGACGCCGAAGCCGCTGCCGCACAAGCATTTCGGTCGCAGCATCGCGGAGCTAGTGCAGGACATCCAAGAGCTAAACACCACGCTGCTGCGGCAGGCGCTCGACAACGTCTACGCCAGCAACCAACCGGGTCATGCGGTGTGGGAGTTGGGGATGGGCGAGGACACCCTCGATGATCTGCTGACGACCGCGACCGGGCGTGTGGTGCGGTTCTCGCGTCCGGTGGGCGAAAGCTGGCAACCGATGGCGATCCCGTTCACGGCGCAGCACTCGTTTGAGGCGATGCAGTATTTCGACAAGGCCAAGCGGGATCGCACCGGCATCACGCAGGAGAGCGAGGGGCTGTCACCGGAGGCGCTGAAGAACATTCAGACCACCGTGCTGTCGCAAGCCATCGACGTGGCACGCGGCAAGGTCGAGGCAATTGCACGCATCTTTGCCGAGACCGGCATCAAGTCGCTGCTGATGCATATCCATGAGCTACTGCAAAAGCATCAGAACAAGCCAGAGACGCTGGAGCTACGGGGTACGTTCGTGGAGGTCGATCCACGCGAGTGGCGCAAGCGCACCTCGATGACGGTGACGGTGGGGTTGGGTCTCGGCACGCAGACGCAGAACCTGATCCATCTCAACAACATTTGGGAGAAGCAAGCGGCTATCGTGCAGAACGGCGGGATGGGAACGCTGGTGACGCCAGCCAACATCTACGAGACGTGCGCGCAGATGGTGAAGAACGCCAACCTGAAGCATCCGGCGCTGTTCTTCACGCAGCCGCCAGTGGAGATGACGGGTAAGGAGGAGGAGAAAGAAGACCCGTCGATTGCCGTGCAGCGGGAGATGGTTCAGGTCGAGCGCGAGAAAACGCAGGTCAAGGCGCAGAAGGATCAGGTGGACGCGCAGCAGAAGATGATCGACATGCAGCAGGCGCAGATGGACTTGCAGGCATCGCATCAGCGCGAGATCGCGCGGCTGGAGAACGACCGCGAGAAGCTGAAGGATCATATGTTCATCGAGATGGAGAAGCTGCGTAATCAGCTAACCGAGATGGAATTGAAATATGCGACCAACGTGCCGGGGAGCAAGGTGTGACCCGGCAGACGAAACAGCCAGCGCATGACGCGCAAAAATTGCGCTCTCAGGCAGAGCGTGGGCGGCAAGCGGAGGAGTTGGTGAACCATCCGCTGCTGCTTGAAGCATTTGACAATATCGAGAAAGTGATCGACACAGGCTGGAAGAACTCCTCAAGCGAGGATCGTCAGGCGAGGGATAACGCCTATTTGCTGCACCGGGTTCTGTCGAACCTCCGCAGCAACTTGAAAGCGATCATCGTAAGCGGCGGCAACGCGAAGAAGCTGTTGCAGCTAGAGGAGATCAAGGGTGGCCAAGACGGCGACTAACGACGCTCAAAACCAGAGCGACGAAGCACCCAAGAAATCACTGTCACTGCTGGCGCAGGAGGAGTTCGGTGAGCATTTCCACGGCAACGTGGAGCCACCGAGACAACCACCTACGCCTGCACCGACTGACGATGAGCCTCCTGGCGAGCCAGAGGAACCCCAACCACAGGGTGAGGAAGGCGAGGAGGACGACTATCAGCCAGATGAGAATGCACAGGTCGAAGGCGACGAGAAAGCCGAGGCGTCAAAACCAGACGACGAAGGCGAGCCGATTGCGACCGTGCGTGAGTTGGTTGACCATCTTGAGGCAGATGCGGAGTGGTTCAACGGTCTCAAGGTGGATGTGCTGGTGCATGACAAAACCAGTCAGGTGCCTCTGAAAGATTTGGTAGCGTCCTACCAACAGAACCAAGCAGCGGACGAACGTCTGGAGCAGGCTAAAACCAAGCATGCACAGGCGCAGGAAGAAAGCGCGAAACGTGCTGCCGAGACCGAGCAGCAATACCTCGTCGCAGCGAAGCTAGTGGAAAGCCTGGAGCAGCAACTCACTGCCGACATCGCAGGGATCAATTGGGATCAGCTTCACCGAGATGATCCTGCATTGTGGTCTGCGGAGCGTGTGCGGATGGGTGAGCGGCAGCAGCAAATCAATCAGACCAAGGCGCAGATTGCAGGGCAATACCAGCAGATGCAGATGCGTCAGGTGCAGGATTTCCAAACTAAGTTCGCTTCACGTCTTGAGCAAGAAAACCAGCAACTCATGGCAGAGATGCCGAAGGTCAGTCCTGAGTGGGGCGATCCTGAGAAGCTGGCGCAGCGCAAGGCGGAACTGACGACGTATCTGATCGGCCAAGGGTTCAGTCGCGATGATGTCTTGGGAGCCTCCGACCATAGGCTACTCATCACGGCTGAGAAGGCGCGGCTTTGGGACTTAGCCCAAGGCAAGGCGCAAGTTGTGAAGAAGCGGATCGCGAAGGTGCCGAAGGTGATGAAACCGGGAGCCAAGCGCGAGCCATCACAAATCAACTTGGAGAAGGTGCGTGACGCGCAGAAGCGTCTACGCAGCACGGGGCGCATGGAAGATGCGCTCTCGCTTCTCCGTGCTAATCGGAGGTAGGGTAAATGACCCAACCATTACAGACGTTCTCTACGAACGACCAAGTCGGCATTCGTGAGGACTTGGTGGATGTCATCTATGACGTGTCGCCGGTCGAGGTGCCGTTTCTCAGTCTTGCATCACACGTCAAGGCGACGAACACCAACCACGAATGGCAGACAGACGTTCTCGCTGCTGCCGCCACCAACTACGTCATCGAAGGCGACGAAGCCACGCATGACGCATCTACGGCGACGGTTCGGCGCGGTAACTACACGCAGATTTCCGACAAGGTTGCTGTCGTGTCAGG